TAAAGATACAATAGAAAAATTAATGAACGGTGAGAAAGCAGATATGGTCTTTACCGATCCGCCTTATGGAATATCAATAGTCAAAAAAGACAGCACTGTTTGTGGAGACGGCGGCATGGCAAAGCCAGGAAAATATAAACAAATCCTAGGCGACAACAAACCATTTGATCCGGCTTTTGTTTTAAGTCTTGATATAGAAACAACTATTTTATGGGGCGCAAATCATTACGCATCCAGGTTGCCAGACAGCGCGCAATGGTTAATTTGGGATAAAAAATTAGAGTCTGGAAGTATGGATAGCAATGACTATTCAGATTGTGAGCTTGCTTGGACAAACAGAAAAGGATTGGTTGCGAAAATATACCGCCACATTTGGACTGGAATGGTGAGAGAGGGAAGCCGTCACGAAGAGCTTAAAGACAGGGTTCATCCAACACAAAAACCGGTTGGATTATGCGCGCAAGTTATAACTGACTTTTCCAAAGAAGAAGAAACTGTTTTAGACTTATTCGGAGGTTCAGGCTCAACATTAATAGCCTGCGAAAAGACTAGCAGAAAATGTTTTATGATGGAATTAGATCCGCATTACATTTCTGTAGTCTTGGATAGATGGGAAAAGTATTCCAACAAAAAAGCCATTAGAGAGTCGGATAATCAATTATGGTCTGAGATAAAGGGATAAATGAAAGATACTTCTAAATTTGTTACGATGGCAAAATATTCTAGGCTTAGAGGAGTCACCAAGGAAGCTGTTTCTAAAGCTGTGAGAGAGGGAAGGATTCCTTCTTTTAATGAAAATGGCAGAAGGCTTATTGATCCAGAACTTGCTGATCAAGAGTGGCAAAAAAATACTAATCCAAGTGTAGCAAATGAAGAGAGTAGGCAAAAGAAACTTGGTGTTAGCATCGAGGAGGATAAAAATAATGGTCCTTCTTATTCTCAATCTAGATCCATAAGAGAGGCGTATCAAGCAAGACTTGCCAAATTATCTTACGAGGAGAAGCTGGAGAAATTAGTTTCAGCTGAAAAAGTAAAGGTGACAGCATTTACTACTGCAAGGATTGTTAGAGAGTCTGTTTTAAATATACCTAATAAGATTTCTTATCAACTTGCTACTGAAACAGATTCTAATAAAATACATTTAATTTTAACAGAGGCATTAATTGAAGCCTTGGAAGAGCTAGCTGTTGGAAAACTTAAAACCTGAAATCAATCCATTCTTAGAAGGTTTTTGCGCAGGTCTAAAACCAGATCCTATTTTAAAAGTTTCAGAGTGGGCTGATGAATACAGAATATTATCTCAACGGGCATCTGCTGAGCCTGGCAAATGGCATACAAACAGAACTCCGTATTTAAAAGAAGTGATGGATACTCTTTCAGCATTTGATCCAACAGAAGAGATTTGTTTTATGGCAGGGGCACAGGTTGGGAAGGCTCTTGCAATTGATACACCTATTCCTACTCCTTGCGGTTGGAAGTTTATGAAAGATCTTAGAGCAGGGGATCAAGTATTTGATGAGAATGGAATTATTTGTAATGTAACCAATGCCACTAATGTAATGCTGAATCGCGAAGTGTTCGCGATTACCTTTTCAGACAAAACAGTTATCATTGCTGACTCTGATCATAAGTGGGAAGTCTGGGATGAAAACCATTCTAGAACCGCTCATAAAAAGATAGCCACAACCAAAGAAATGTCTCTTACGTTTAATAATGAAAATGGAAATAGATATGAAATTAAAATGCCATGGGTTATTAACAAGGAGTGTGATGCGTTTTTATTTCATAAAAAAAATCCAAGAATTGTTTTAACAGATGTAGAGTCTCATTCTGTTTGTGAAAAAATACAAATTGTAGACATAAAGTCTACATCAAGCGTACCTGTTAAGTGCATTACTGTAGACTCAAAGTCTCATTTGTATTTGGCTGGTGAGTCCATGATCCCTACACATAATTCCGAGACTGGAAATAATTGGATTGGTTACATAATAGATCACGCTCCGGGTCCAATGATGTGCGTTCAACCTACCGTTGAGTTAGCTAAAAGATATTCTAAACAAAGAATTGATTCCTTAATAGAAGAGACTCCTAGACTGAAAGACAAAGTAAAAGCAGCTAGGGAGCGAGATTCTGGAAATACAGTATTATCAAAGGAATTTATTGGTGGCCTGCTTATTATCACTGGGGCAAATTCCGCAGCTGGATTAAGATCATTACCGGCAAGATATTTATTTCTAGATGAGATTGATGCATATCCAAGCGATGCATCAGGCGAAGGTGATCCATTGGATTTAGCAAAGGCGAGAACAAGGACGTATGCCAAAAGGAAAATATTTATGACATCGACTCCAACAATAAATGGAAGATCTAAAATAGAAAAGATTTATGCAGAGTCGGACCAAAGAAAATATTACGTTCCGTGCCCACACTGTAATCATATGCAGACGATAGAGTGGATAAATATAAAATGGGAAAACGATAAAGCAGATACGGTTTATTTGGTATGCGCTGAAAATGGATGCATCATTGAAGAATCTAGTAAAACTCAAATGTTGGAAAATGGAAAGTGGATAAAACAAAACCTAGACTCGAATAAAGCAGGTTTTTTTCTAACCTCTCTTTATTCTCCTCTAGGTTGGTACTCTTGGAGAGAGGCGGTAAGGGATTGGCTGGCCGCTCAAAAAGATCAAGACAAGTTAAAGACTTTTGTAAATACAGTTTTAGCTGAGACTTGGAAGGAAAAGGGGGATGCTCCCGAGTGGCGCTTATTGTATGAACGAAGAGAGGAATATCAGAGGAACACTATTCCCGATAGTGTAGATTTCTTAACAGCTGGAGTTGACGTTCAAAAAGATAGATTAGAAATGCAAATAATTGGATGGAATACAAACAGAGAGTCTTGGTCCATAGATTACAGAGTTATCCCCGGGGATACCTCTGACTTATCCGAGTCTGGACCGTGGGGGAAATTAAAACCAATGATCGCTGACTCTTGGAAAACCAAGAGGGGCATCATGACTATTTCCATGACTGGAATAGATTCAGGTTATCAAACCCAAGTGGTTTATAATTTCTGTAGGCAGTATCCATTAAACAAAGTTGCTGCAACAAAGGGTTTTGATAATATCCAAACTGTAGTTGGTCAGCCTAAATCTACTGATGTAAATCAAGCTGGAAAAAGATTGCGTAGGGGCCTTAAGGTCTGGCCGATCGGATCTTCTCATATTAAAAGTGATTTTTACGGCAAGCTAAAACTTCATAAGCCTACAGAGAACGAGATGAGTAGAGGTTATCCAGCGGGGTTTTGCCATTTTCCAGAATATGAGGAAGAATATTTTAAGCAGCTAACAGCTGAGCAAATCCAAGTTAGATTTCATAAAGGTTATCGAAAATACGATTGGGTCAAGACTTACGAGAGAAATGAGGCGCTAGATACTTGGGTTATAGCTAGGGCTATGGCCTCAATACTTGGTCTAGAGCGTATGGAAAACCGCAAGGCATTGCATATAGAAGTCGCTGAATCTACGGATAAGATTGAAAATAAAGTCATAAACACCGAAAATATGATGAAAAGCCTGATAAACAATGGAAATATTAACATTGTAAGAAAAAAGGGTTCTTTCTTTTAATGGAGGTTGGAAATGCCGTCTTGGACGCTTATCGATATAGAAGCGTTAGAAAAGTCTATTGCATCTGGAACTTTGAAAGTGAAATACACAGACAAAGAGGTCGAATATAGATCACTTGAAGAGATGCTTAAGATTTTAAAAATGATGAAAGACTCTTTAGACGTTGATGCAGATTCATTAAAAGGAAGAAGATACGCTTCGCATTCCAAGGGACTTAAATGAAAAAAAACTTCTTAGACAAACTAGTGAGCTTTATTGATCCGAAAGCTGGATTGCAGAGAATTAAGGCAAGACAGATAGAGCAAATCATGGCGCAAAGAAAATACGATGCTGCAAGTCACGGAAGGCGAACAGAGGGATGGTTCGCTCCATCGACATCTGCGCAATCCGAGGTAGGCATTGGTTTATCTG